GACACCAAGATATTCACCTGCATCGACACAGGTGGAGATGGATATCCGTAAGCTGTGCAACCGCATAACCGGTCGGGCGACTGGTCCTGACGATGCTGTGGAAGCGAATGTATTAAAACAGCACCTGGTAAATTGCTGGCTTACTGGATGGAAGGAGATCCTCAAAAGAATATGGTGCTTGGATCGCACTTACTCGGGACCATCGATATGGTTTCGGGTGACGAATAACGAGCAAGGCGCACAGCTTATATTGGATGAAACTGCGGAGTTGTATGACTTCAATATTTCATGGAACTCGATGAATGCAGACGAGGAGAAGGTCATACAGAAATTGGATACCGTTGGTAAGCTAATGGCTACCTATGATCGCCAGGGAACGGCTCGCTACGATGTATATCTCCGCAAGGTATTGGAAGCGATTGATCCAAACCTTGCAAGTCAGCTTATCATGCCTGCACAGGAGGCCACAACGAAGGAGATCATTGAGACATCGAATGACATCGCCAAGATCGCATCGGGACAGGTCGTCAATGCACCCGAGCAGGGGGCAAACGCACAGCTTCGCTTGCAAGTGTTACAGCAATACATTGCCGGAAGTGAGGCTATCCCCGCGACCGATGTACAGGAAAGACTGCAAAACGATGAGAACTTTGCTAAGAGATTACAGACCTATGCCAGCCAGCTAGAGTTCCAGCAACAGCAACAGCAGAACGCTAGGATCGGACAGCTAGGGACAGCCCCAGGAAATGTACCGGGCACAGCAGTAGCGGCATGAGTAAGCCAACAAAAGTAAATAGCCCAAGGCGTATCCGCAAGGGTGAGCCTGGGTACGGGAAAAAGAAGTTTGTCGTTTTAGCATCTGAGAATGGCAAGCAGAAGACAATTCGTTTTGGAGATGCTAATCTATCTATCAAGAAAAGCATACCTGCTCGAAAGAAAAGCTATTGTGCTAGGAGTGGTGGTATAAAAGGTAAGACATCTAAATTAAGCGCAAACTACTGGAGTAGAAAGGCGTGGAACTGCTAATGAAAAACAAGAAACCTGGATTATGGGCGAATATCGCCGCTAAGAAGAAACGCATCAAAGCAGGCTCGGGAGAGCGGATGAATAAGCCTGGAGAAAAGGGATATCCATCGGCAAAAGCGATTAAAGCATCCCAAACAAAACGGAAAAAGAAGAAGTGACCATACAGGACGCAGTTGCTGGGCTGAAGGACTTAACCGAGTTCAAGGCCGTTATTAATTTTATAAAGGAACAGAAAGAATCGTGCTTAGTAGATTTCATGGACTACCAGCACATCGACAGCCCCGAGAAACTTGCCCGCCTATCGGGTGAGATTGCCGCCTTTCACCGCATAATAACCTTACTCGATGAGAAGGATGACCGAGACTCCCCATCAGCAATTTAAGAACGCACATCGGGCATTATTAAACCGCTGGTTGGATGAGTCTGACATTGAGGACATGGAGATGGCAAAGATCGCTATGGATGATCTAAACGAGTGGCTGGGTGAAGATGTATTGGAGTTCGAGAGTGAGATAGAGCTTTCGGACGAAGATGAAACGGAAGGGTAACCTCTACGAACAGCAGTTTTTCATCGAGGCACTCAAGAACGACCTCGAAGTATTTACTCCATTAGGGGATTACCTGCCACAGGACTGCATCGTAATGAACCAGGCAGGCCGAGCCTTTAAGGTGCAAATCAAGGGCACAGGTGGTTTAATGAAAGAGAACAGGGGTGGAATAGGCAGGTACATGGTTACAGCGGCCACCGGCTCAAAGGAAAAAGATCCAATCGATTGTACAAAGGTCGATGTGGTGGCGGCATATATTGAACCTCGTAACTGTTGGTACTTGATTCCTAGTCTCCAACTAACAGGGCTACGCTTAACTCTATGCCCTCACAACCCACAGAGCCGTGGGAAATATGAGAAGTTTTTAGAAAATTGGGAAGTTTTTAAAATAAACTGACAAAAGCTCGTTTTAATCTGCTAAAATTGTCATTGGCGGGGTGTATCTACCTCGCAGATTAACGCAAGAGAGTGCGAACTCTTCAAACGCAGAGATTATTATGGCAGACACAGTTATTAGCGAGGCTCCGGCTGAACAATCGGGAGCAGAAACACAAGCGCGAGGCCCAATGAGCATGGAAGACTTGGCGGCATCTTTTGTCGATCAGGTTGAACAGGATCAGGAGGCCACTACCGATGAGGCGAAAGCGGAAGTCACCGAGAGTTCCGAAGACGCAGAAGCAAAGGTAGAAGAAGATGTTCTTTCACAATCTATTTCCGAAGAGGAAGAAGATACCGAAGAAGAGGCAGAGGAATCTGAGGAGGAGGAAGAAACCGTAGAGGAAGAACCTCCCAAGGCAGTAGGTAAGCTCCTAAAGCAGGTAAATAAACTAACTGCACGGGCTAAGTCAGCGGAAGAAACCGCAGAAGCACTCAAGGCCGAGATTCAAAACCTCAAAACTCAAGGCACTTCGCAAGGAGAACCGGCCAAGCAACCTGAATTGGAAAACATTCAATCGTTTGACGATTTGAAAAAACTCCAACAGGAAGCACAAGCCGCCAAGAAGTTCGCATTGCAGAATATCGGGAAGGATTATGTAGAAGTCGATGGCAAGGAATACAGCGATGATGATATTCGCAATATTCTCACCCAGGCAGACGAGTACCTTACTGAAAAGATTCCAGCACGAGCGAACTACCTCCAGCAGAAGGCACAATGGCAACAGGATACCGCCCAATCCTTTCCCTGGTTGTACAATACTGAAGACGACAGCGACTATGCTGAAGCCAGCAGACAGTTGTACGCATCGATCAGGAACCAAGGGCAGTATGCAGAGGTATTAAACAATCTTCCCAACGGCGATTTTGTAGCCGGTGTATTAGTTAAAGGGATACAGGCAATTCAGGCAGAAAAGTCTGCCAAAGCCAAACCCGCCAAAAAGGCAACTAAGCCCAAGGCTCCGCCCACAAGCGATGGAGGCAATGTATCTCCCCCTGTGGAGAACGCCGCAACTCGGAAACAGAAACAGAAAGAATCGATCAAGCGCAAAGGACCACTCTCGGCTAACGATCTAGCCGCTTATCTCAGCGACTAAACTTTAATTCTTAAAATTCAAAATTCTTATTTAAAATGGCATTAGCAACTTCCTATAATGTAACTGCTGATAAGGGATCGAGGGAAAATTTAGAGTCCCTCTTGAAAACTGTCGAGCCGACAGAAACCCCTCTTTACAGCACTCTCTCACAATCCGCCGCTCCTAAAGCGACACTTAACGAATGGTTGGTAGACAGCCTTGCCGATCCTGAGATCGGTGGCGTAATTGATGGCGTTGATCTTGACCTCAGCACCGCTCAGAACTTGATCGATTCCCGCGCTCGTCTTGGGAACCGGGTCCAAACCTTCCGCGACTACTTTGCAGTCTCCCGTCAGGCTGAAATGGTCGATGTTGCTCCTGGCGGATCTCTCTTCAATGCCAGCAAGGCAAAGAGTCTCATTCAGTTAAAAAGAAGTATCGAAAGTGCTATCGGTTCAGGAAATGATCAGGTTGCAGGTTCAGGCTCTACTGGTGCTTTGCTTTGTGGACTCGGTGTATGGTCTGACCCAGCCGCAACTGGTAATACTTTCGACACAACTGCTAAAGAAGCATTTCGTGCAGTAAGTGGTTCCCGTGTATCCTTGGCATCCTTGACCGAAGACGCACTTCGCGGACTTCTTCAAGCTGTTTACACCGCTTCCGGCGCTAAGAGCAACTTCAAGTTGTTTGCTGGTCCAGCCGTGATGAACAAAATCACCGACTACACTCGTGCAACTGTTTCTGACAATCCCAGCTACCAGTTCACTCAAGATGTTAGCGGTAAGTCCTTAATAAGAAGTGTTCTTAGCTATGTTTCGGACTTCGGCTCTATCGATATCATTCCTGACCTGTTCTTGGGTCGTGTAAATGGTACTCCATCCGGCACAGACACCGCTGAAGGCGTAGTCAATACCGACCGTGCTTATCTCATCCCCGATGATGACACCGTATCCTTGAAGTTCCTGGAAGGTATCTCCGTTATGGAACTGCCCGACAACGGCGGTGGAAAACGGGCCTTCTCTGAGTGTATGGCCACTTTGCGCATTGGCAATCCACGCGCTCTTGGTTCTATCGTTTAATTATTCATATCAGACAATTAGTAGTTGTTTGTTTCTATGCGTATTCAAGGGGGCCGGCTTAGGGGTAGGCCGGCTCCCTTTTTCATTTTAATATGAGTCTAAATATTATCGTTCGAGGAGGTAAAAAAAGCGGTAACTCGCAAGAGGAAATCGCTTACTACCTTCGCAAAGCAAACGAGCAGGCCGCCATCCGCGAAAAAGCGAACTACGCCAAGAGGCAGGAGCAAGTCCGCCACGCCGCCAAATCCCTTGAGGGGGGCAAAGGCAACTTTCGTTTGAAACGGGTAACCGATATGACGACTTACCTCAGACATGAACAACAACGACCAGGTTGCTGGGCAAATAAGGAGTTCACTAAGGACTTCGAGAAAGCCAACCCTGAGACAGTAGTAAAGCATTGAGAACAGTCTCCTACAGCACCTTCAAGAGTAGATTCGAGTCCGCAGCTGGAGTCGATACTTTACTGAGTCAGGAAGAGACTGCTTTACAGAACAGCTTGAACGACCGCATTCGAGGAGCATGGACACGGGCAAAATGGCCTGATGTACAGACTGTGGTAGAGAAATCAGTCGCCGCAGTCACAAGCCCCATAGTGGCCGATAAGGCCGTGCAAATAGACAACGCATCCGACCTTATGGATGTGTTCCAAGTGTACACCAAGAACCCACTCACAGACCGCAATGCGATCCTCTTGGACTACCAACTGATAAATGGATACCTGGTACTCCCTGCGGACTCTTCGGCATCATCTGTATTCATTGTGGGCAACCAGGTACCGGCATCGGACTATGGCACAGGCACAACGGATCTCCCTGCATTCCTGGAGCGGTATTTATTATTAGCTTGTGTCGCTGATTTCTACAAAGCCGATGGCCAACTGGATAAAGCAATGGC